ATTAGTTACAGACACAGTAGGTGTAATTGTTTCTGTTAATGTATTTGTAACTGAAGGGGTAACGGTTTGTGTTAAGCCGGGTGTTTCTGTTAATGTAGGAGTAATAGTTTCAGTTAACGTATTTGTAGGTGTTACAGTTGGTGTATTTGTTGGAGTGTCTGTAGGAGTGCTAGTAGGGGTATCTGTAATAGTGCTTGTAGGCGTTAATGTTAATGTTTCAGTAATCGTGTTAGTAGGAGTTACAGTCGGTGTTTCAGTTGGTGTCAATGTAAGTGTTTCTGTTAATGTATTGGTAGGTGTTACTGTTGGTGTCTCTGTAGGTGTCAGCGTTTGTGTTTCAGTTGGTGTCAATGTAGGTGTTTCAGTAGGAGTCGGTGTTACAGATTCAGTAGGTGTTACTGAAGGTGTGACAGTTTGTGTGGCTTCAGGAGTTAAAGTTTCAGTCAAAGTATTTGTAAGTGTTAGGGTAACTGATACTGTTGGAGTTAAAGTTGGTGTTTCTGTTGGGGTTAAAGTTGGTGTTTCAGTAGGTGTTTCAGTTGGAGTATTAGTTGGCGTTTCTGTAGGTGTTAATGTAAGTGTCTCAGTAATAGTGTTTGTTGGGGTAATTGTAGGCGTGGGTGTAGGTGTATCAGTAATAGTGCTTGTAGGTGTCAATGTTAATGTTTCAGTGATAGTATTAGTCGGTGTTACAGTTTGAGAGTTAGTGGGTGTTACTGTAGGTGTTTCAGTTGGAGTATTAGTTGGCGTTTCTGTAGGAAGCCCAGTGCTTGTATTAGTGGGTGTAGGTGTACCAGTGCTTGTATTAGTGGGTGTAGGTGTACCAGTGTTTGTGTTAGTAAGTGTATTTGTAGGTGTAGAAGTTACTGTTTGGGTCGGGGTTATTGATTGAGTCAAGGTGGGTGTTACAGTAGGCGTTACTGTAGAAGTCGCAGTAGGTGTTTGCGCGGGGGTGTTAGTATTTGTCAAAGTAACTGTTGCTGTTGGTGATATTGACACTGTGTTAGTAACAGATTGAGTTAAAGTAGGTGTAACTGTTGCTGTAACCGTTGGGGTATTAGTCGGGGTGCATGTAGATGTATTTGTGTTTGTTAATGTTGTAGTAGTGGTTGGCGATACACTTACAGTATTTGTAACTGTTTGTGTTAATGTTGGGGTCACTGTGGCAGTAACAGTTGGAGTAGCAGTTGGTGTAAGTGTTTGTGTGCTTGTAGGTGTTACTGTTTGTGAAGCGGTTGCAGTAACAGTCTGTGTAGGTGTTACAGTTTCAGTTAATGTAGGTGTAACAGTTGCTGTGACTGTGCATGTACTGGTCGGTGTATTGGTAGGTGTACTAGTACTAGTTGGCGTATTTGTTTGAGTATTAGAGCATGTGTTAGTCACTGTTTGTGTCAATGTAGGTGTAACTGTGGTTGTTTCAGTGAGAGTGTTAGTCGGGGTATTTGTAGCAGTCTGTGTAGGAGTGCGCGTAACTGAAACAGTGTTGGTTACTGTAGGTGTTACAGTTTGAGTAACTGATTGTGTTGGTGTAACAGAAGTTGTCGGTGTATTAGTAGGTGTATTCGTAGGTGTAGGTGTTAACGTTGCTGGTGGATAGGATGAAATAGCTGGTATTGTAAATTCACTTCTCGCGACACCTAGGATAATAGATCCTGTGTTTGCATAAAACAGTGTATACAATTGATTACTGTTAGCAGAAATTGTTGTACTTTGAGTTATGTACAATGTTGTTTTGTTAGCTGACAAGCCAGTTGCTGCAGTTAAAGTTATGTAACAATTGTTAAAATTAGAAGCATCATAATAATTTGTAAATGAAACAGTTTTATTTTCAATTTTTGCGCTAAAACTCTGAATTGATGTACTAACAACAAGATAATGAATTATATTGTCATTAACAAAGTTGTAAATGTTTTCCGGTATTTGCACATAGTTGTATACAAAAGTTACTGGCTCTGTGTATACAAAATAGTTTTTATCTGATAATTTTGAGTAACCGGCGCGGTTACCAATTATAACATCATACGTTCTCTCACCGTACATTTCATTTCTAAGTAAATCGACAATAAGATAATTTTTATTTGAACTTCTGAACCGCTTCCATGGATACCCGCTCACTGGAGGGAACGCAGCATATGCCCTGTGGTCAGGTTTAAACAGATCTACACTACATAAAACAGGATAATCAGTTAAATTACTGGAGCTCAACAAAACATATTCAACAGTATCATATTGATAACCTTCTAATGTAATGGATGCAGATCCCGATGCATTTAAAGTTATCAAGTTCATTTTATAAATCCTGCAAGTCTACATCAATATTTGTAATTTGTGGATAACCTGACAAACCTAAAATATCAGTTACATAATTGTCGCCTTCTCCAGGTAAATCATACACAGATGAAATTGGCGTAAATGTTGTATCAATGTAGTAAATGTTACCAATAGCTTTGCTTGTTGTTTCTGATGGAAACAGCCATCCTTTGATGGTGAACCCGGTGTCTGCAACAATTCTATATTTCTCTGTTGCAGCAACATCTGTAGGATATGAAAGAGCTATATTTTCATTCCAGAGAACTTCACTTCGAATTTCAAATTTTTTAGAAAACCCGCTTGCAAACAATTTGCTTGGCAATGTCCAAGACAATATAATGTAAGGGTTGCTGTAAGGTACAAAATTTGATATAATTTGATCCATGTCACTTTGAAAGCGAGTAAGAATAGATACAGATACCTCTACATTCACAGGCACCGGTGCTCTAAAGAAATTTGATTTATTAGCTATTGCGCGATCAGCGCCTGCTGAAGGGTAATAAAAGCCACCAACTTTATTGAAAACGCGTGTTTCATCTCTGCGTACACTAGTTATACTCACAGAAACAACAGGAACTGTTAAATTTTGAGCTTTGTTAACCAGATCATACATAACACGTTGCTTCGGCGCATACACGTAACGTACATGTATTTTTTGTTGTTCTACTCTGTCTTTATTAAACCGCTTGATAACAATGTCATCAAATGCGGCAACAAACTGAGTAATTAAGTCTTTTATTTCAAAGTGAAATGTCTGGGCCTTCACTATATTATTTATTATTGAAGGCGATCAATAAAATATTTAGGTAATTTATCTTTTACTCTCTTTAAAGTATTAACTATGTTTCCATCAAGAATATATGTACTGGAAAAGTCGTGCTTGCTTCTAGTAGCTCGACCACATGCTTGAACCAATGAATTTAACATCTTGTTTTCATACCATGTCTTATCAAAGTCAAACAATTGTTTGATTCTTTTGTTAGATAGAGGTGAGAAAGGTAGTTTAACAATGATTTGAAAACGAGCTAGCTCATCTTTTAAGTCTATACCAAATGCTAAGCTTGGTGACACTAATATGGTAGGGAAATCAGTTTCATAATGGCGTTTTAATATATCATCATTTTTTGACATATCGTCTCGAAACAGGAAGCGCTTGTTGCTACACAGCTTAGATTTTAAGATGTTAGTTATTTCTTGTGAATGCGTGTGTACAATGCCCTTTTCGTTAGCATGGTGTGTTACAATGGTTTTGATTTGATCAGCAACTTTAGGTAGAATATTAGTCAAATTTTTGTAGTTTAACTTGTTGTTTGATGTTACATATATTGGCGATTTCTTCGGATCAAAATCGCTTTCGACTTCAACATATTCGTAATCTTTGATTCCAAGAGTTCGAGCAAAGTGCTTATGATCAATAATAGTTGCAGACATGAGCAATATATTGTCTGCATGATCAAAAATGTATCTGGAGATGCCGTCGACTCGCAATGGGGTAAAGCTAGCTTTTTGTGAATCAATTTCGATCACGTAATCACAACTTGTCCATAGCTGATCTATACGTGACAACGAGCCAAATAAATTTTTTAATTGCAGGTGTCTGATCCTGTCTGGCTGAGACAGTGTATTTTTTTTGTTAAACTTTAACTGCAGGGCTTCAACTTTCTCACTAATTTCCATTCGTAATGCATTTACCCAATTTCTAGCGCGTTCATTATTGTTAGATACAAGCGGTTTGAAATCGATTCCATATTTCTTGAGGCGTGTATAAACTACTTCAGCTGAAAAATGTTTCACTAATTCATCTTCTAATTCTGATGCTTCATCACAAATAATAAAGTTTTTTCTCTTAACGTGATCAGGCAGCGACAAGAACATTTTGTAATTAAGCGCAGCAAAACGTGATACCAATGCTTTGTTAACAGCATTGTAATAGGAACACATTGATTTGGCACAACACTTAGATTTCAAATCTCGTACAAAAACACATGGCGCTGTTTCAACATCAAAATTTGTATCGAGATTGCAAATGTAATTTGATTTGCCTTTCAAGATATCGGTTTCTGGGAACAATTTAGAATATTGATCCTGTAAGGAGTTAGTTATCGCTAATACAAATGTGCCATGTGGCGGTTCTGATAGAATCTTAGATTCATTTACATAATTACCAAACTTGTCGCGCGCGAAAGCAGTACCACTATATATTTGGTTGGTAAAAGCATCAGATGCTTGGTTACCGATGCCTGATATGGTTTTGCTAAGAAAGCTTTTACCGGTGCCTGTTGGAGCACAGCAAATTACAAATTTTTTTCCGTTATTAAAGGCAGTTTCAACCTGTTTGATTAATTTTATTTGATTGGGACTAGGATTATAGTCTTTTGGAAAATGTGATAAGTAGCGTGTTAGCACGTATATATTATACTGGAACTATTTGTACGTACAACTTTTTATTGTAATATTTTGAAGTCTTTTGCGTCTTAATTTTAGTTAATAATTTTTCAACGTTTTTGTTATAGGTACAAAACGTCTTTACTGTATAGTCTAGAGTTATCTTACCATTTTCATTCTGTATATCGAACGGATACGGCAGTTCAAATATAAAACGCTTAGACAATGAATTTGAATTCACTAATGTAAATACACAAAAAAAGTCTTTGACGCTAAACAAAAGTAACTTGCCTTCTTTCAATACTTTTGAGTCTGAAAATATTTTTATATTTGCCAGCAAGCATTTGCTAAAAATTTCCTCTACATTTTCTTTTGACGTCATGTATTTTGAAACCTCATTTTCTGCTCGGATGACATCCCCGCAAGCTGCTTATTAAAAAATTCCCAAAATGGTTTACCGGCAGGTATAATGTTCACAAGATTGCATGCAACCATATTAATACATCGATAGTCTTGCATAATTATATCCCATGTTATGATAAGGTTTTTTCCTGTAGGGCTGTACTTTGGTGAATAAATTGCTCTTCGATAATTAAGAGCTAAACGACCTTCCGGGCTATTCAACAGAGGTAAGTTGTTTGTACAAAGCATTCGTCTAGTAAGAGGCACACCTAATTTTGGCCTTCTTCGCACAAATTTAATTTCAGCTACGTTGTTTAGTAGAAGATTTTTTAATGTGGCTAGCGACACTTTCATTATCATTTCTTACTGAGCAAATTCCAAAAATTCTTTGCTCATTAAGAAAAACTCCTTTTTTAAGGTTGCCGTAACCTTCAATATCAATATTTGATACCGGTATGCCAAGGTTGTTAGGGAAGCAAACGTAATCGCCTTTCTTTACAAACTTAGCAGACGGTCCGCACAATATAGCTTCTCCTATGCGCCATGCTCGGGTATCTGCGTTAACAGGAACAACAATACCGTTGCGCATAATTGACGACCCATCTTCTGTTTCATCCGTAAATTTAACCAGTAAAACATCATCGAGAAGCGATTTTAGGTTGTAGCCATAAAATACTGAGTTAAAGGAATTTTTAGGTAATTCAGATAGATCAATTAAGCTTTTTTGTACAGGTAACAAGTCTATATTGGCGCTCACTTAATAATTTAAATGTAATATCTAATTATTCAACAGGTTATAATATTCTTTAATTTCTCTAGTCGAAATTTCATGAGCTGCTGCGATGAGCTTGATATTGGCTGCTTTATCTGCTTCGGCATCATTAAGCTCGGTTTTTCTACGTTTAAAATAAGTTATTTTTTTAACTGCTACTTTAGGTAGCACTGCAGTATATAATGCAATAATGTCGCGTTTAGCATCCAATACTTTTGCATATTTACTGAGCTGGTTACATAATAAGCAGATTTTATCTGAGTACATGCTGCACCATCTGTTGAAGATAAACGGTACAAAATTTGCCTCATCATCTGCTGACATATTATTAGCAGATCTCGTTTTAAACAAAATCTGTGCAATAAAGTCAAATATGGTCACGATATGACTTTTGTAGTGGCTATGAAAATATCATCATTCATAGCATAAAACATATGTATCGTTTCATTCATGAATGTGATAGCTTGTTCGTCTGTAAGTTGAGTAGAAAAAGCGAATGCAGGGGCTTTCTTGCCAGCAAGAATATTGATTCCGGTATGGCCTAACGCTACACCGTTTTTAGTGTATGTTATGCTCACACTGCATTTACCTTTAGTCTGGGTTACGCCGCCTTGGGTGTGTTCTTTATGAACAATCAAATCGTCGCCATCAACATTAATAGGCGCTTTGAGGTAATTTGTAGCTAGATTATTAGCTATTTGAGTATTGAATAGTCTCTGCCAAGCAACAGCACCAAACGCATCCAGGTGTGGTATTTCCCACAAAAAATTAATAGCGTCATCACTGTA